CAACAACTGTAAATGGTGTGTCATATCAGTACGTAACAAATGAAGATTATACAATTACACCAACAAACGGTGTATTTCTTTTTTCAGATGTAGAAATTTACGAAGGAACATTAACTACATTTAGATATACAGCAGATGTAAACGATCCTGACCAAAAATTTATAATTCAAAGTGAAAATGCAGACACAAGAACATTAAAAGTATCGGTACAAACAAGTTCAACAAATACTACAACAAATATTTACTCTTTAGCAGGCGGTTACAACAATGTAACAGATACTTCTAAGGTTTATTTTTTACAAGAGATAGAAGATGGTAAATTTGAAGTTTATTTTGGTGATGGCGTACTAGGTGCAGCTCTACAAGATGGTAATATTGTAATATTAGAATATATTGTTACAAATAGAGATGAATCAAACGGCGCTTCTTCATTTTCTTTAGGTACAACGATAGGTGGTTTTTCTGATGTAACAATTACTACAAATTCTGTATCACAAGGTGGTTCTGCTGCTGAATCAAAAGAGTCTATTCGTTTTAATGCACCATTAAGTTACTCAGCTCAAAATCGTGCAGTTACAACTTCTGATTATGAAACTTTAGTTAAATCAATTTATCCAAATGCTATATCAGTCAGTGCTTGGGGCGGTGAAGATGATGAAACACCTGTTTATGGTACAGTTAAAATTGCAATCAAAGCGGCCAGTGGTTCAACACTTACAAATTCTACAAAACAAAATATAATTACAGCTTTAAAACCTTACAACGTTGCTTCAGTAAGGCCAGTAATTGTAGATCCTGAAACAACTTCAGTATTAATTACAAGTACAGTTAAATATGATTCAAGATTAACTTCTAAATCGGCCGATACTTTAAAATCAAATGTATTAACAACACTTACAAATTATAACACAGATACGTTACAACAATTTGATAGCATTTTTAGATATTCTAAAGTCATAGGCTTAATTGACGATACAGACACAAGTATTGTTTCAAACATAACAACAATTAAAATAAGAAAAACTTTTAAACCTACTTTAAGTTCTTCAACACGATACGATATTTACTTTAGAAATCCAATATATAATCCAGTATCAGGTTATAATGCAGTTAATGGTGGTATTTTAGAATCAACAGGATTTAAAATCAGTGGTGATATTACAAATATATTTTTCTTAGATGATGATGGTGCTGGTAATGTAAGAAGATATAGATTAGTGGGTGGTGTAAGGACTTACGCAAACAATACACAAGGAATAATTAATTATGCAACAGGACAAATTACATTAACGTCTTTAAATATTACAACTGTTGAAAATATTAGAGGTGTAGCTTCTACAGTTATTGAATTAACAGTTAAACCAAATTCAAATGATATAATTCCAGTAAGAGATCAAATTGTAGAAATTGATGTGGCAAATTCTTCAGTTACAGTTGAACCAGATACTTTTGTAGGAGGTTCAGCAGACGCAGGTATAGGTTATTCAACAGCAACTAGCTATTAATTAATATGGCTACATTTAAAGACAAACTTTCAAGTCTTATAGGTTCACAAGTACCTGATTTCGTACTTGACGATCATCCTAAATTTTTACAATTTCTAAAAACATATTACACGTTTATGGAGGCTGCCGAATTATCGGTAACTTCTGTTCAAACAACAGATGGTGTACAATTAGAAACAGAAACAGGCCAAGATAATAAATTAATCTTAGATGGTTCTCGTATTGATTCAGACATTACTCCTTTAGATGAAGGCGATAAAATACTTTTAGAAAGTTCTTCTTTTGGTAAATTTACCAGAGGAGAAATTATACAAGGCCAAACGTCAAAGGCCACTTCAACAGTATTTACAGAAGATTTAGATAACAATAGATTATTCATTGTTGCACAAGACAAGTTTATAATAGGTGAAACTATTTTAGGATTATCTTCTAATGCAAGCGCTATAATTAATAATTATAGACCTAATCCAGTAAACAACATACAAGAGTTATTAAACTTTAGAGATCCTGATAAAGCAATATCAAATTTTTTATCTCAATTTAGAAATGAATTTTTAACTACATTACCTGAAAATTTAAATACAAGTGTTAATAAAAGAAATTTAATTAAAAATATTAAATCATTATATCAATCTAAAGGTACTAAAGTAGGACACGAAACTTTTTTTAGATTATTGTTTAATGAAGTATCTCAAACATTTTATCCACGTGAACAAATATTACGTGTTTCTGATGGTAAATTTACAACAAATAAAGTATTAAGAGCAATTAATCCTACTGGTAATACTTCAGATTTAGTTGGTAGAACAATAACAGGTTCAACTTCAGATGCAACGGCTATTGTTGAAAGTGTAACAATTTTTTTAATTGGTACTTCAAGTGTTTCGGAATTTGTTTTAAATTCAGATAGTATTAATGGAACTTTTAGTGTTGGTGAAGAAATACAAGGCACAGCAAGCGATGAAGATGATAATTTAATTAAAGCAACTATCACAGGTATACCTGCTTCAAAAGTAATTACAAATGATGGTTCTTTACATTCTGCTGTTGAAGCCGTAACTGTAACTGGTGGTGGAGAGGGAGCCATAATTCAAACCAAAACTATTGGTTCAGGTGGTATTACAGAAATAATTATAGATAATCCTGGTGCCGGTTATTCTATTGGTGATGATTTAGTTTTTGCAAATACAAATACGAATGGTGCAGGTGCAGCAGGATTTATTTCAGTTGTTAATGGAGGTTTTACACCTGAAGATAGTACAAGTTCAACAGAAGATCATATAGTATTAGAAGGAGCTACAACACAAGACGATACTTATTTTGGAGATAAATTTGTACAAGAGTCAGGCACAGACATAGGTGATATAACAGATATATTTTTATATAATCAAGGTTTAGGTTATACATCTTTACCAACAGTTTTAATTACATCAGGTGGTGTCAATGCAATTTTAAAAGCTTATGGTGATGAAATAGGTAGAGTGTTAGATTTAAATTTAGTTGAATTAGGAATTAATCACCAATTAGCACCAACACCACCTATACTTAATTTTTTCAAAAACTGTATTGTAACAAGTGTAACAGGAACTTTTGTGGCAAATACAAGTGTTTCTATAACAGGAGGCATTACAGCTACTGTTGTAAGTTTTGATTCAGCAAGAGGATTATTAATATTAAAAAATAATTCTGGTACAATAAATTTAAACAGTGTTGTTACAGGTTCTTCTGGTTCAGCTACAATTAAAAAATTAGATGGTACAACAGCTATATTAACAGTAGGTGCTGTTGCAGATTTAGATGGCCGTTTCATAAATGAAGATGGATTTATTTCTGAGAATACAATGAACATACAAGATAGTTTATACTATCAAGATTTTTCTTATGTTATAAAAGTAGGCCGTTCTATTGCAGATTGGCGAGATGACTTTAAAAAAACAATGCACACTTCTGGTTTTTATTTTGAAGGACAAGTTGATATTGAAACAAGATTAAATGCTCGTATATCTACACCAGTAAGTGGTGCTGTTTCAGGAGTTTTAGAAGATCCATTCTTATCAATTGTAAATACTTTATTCTCTACAATATTTGGTAGAAGATTAGGAACAATAGATGATGGTACAAGTTTAAGAGCTACACCTAAAGTAGGTGCGGCCGCTGATTTAAATACTTCAACGATTTCTCCTTTTAGTTCATCTACAAGAGATGTAACACTTTCAAGAGCTCCTATTAATATTCAATATCTTTCACGTGTAAGAGGAACATTTAATGGTGTAACAATTGCACAAGGATTTGGTTATGCTGGCCCACGTTATGCTACAATTAATAGAGAAGGTTTAAGGTCATTTAGTAGAACAGTGGCTACTAACTATTCAATTGCAGAAATAGGTTCAAATTTAACTTTTGGTACTAGATCATCTTTAGATGGTCAAGACAATACATTTTTATTATGTTCTACTGAATTAGGTAGATTGGTCAAAACAAAATTAACAATACCAAGTGAAATTTTTATAATTTCACCATTTAATCAATTTGATAATACTCCTACAAAATTTGACCAAACAATTGACACGGATGGTAACCCTATAACTTTTGATGACACAACACCTTAAAATGATTATAAATATAGAGAAAGATTAATCAATGGCCAAACAGACAATTAATATAGGTGCAGTAGCAAACGACGGTACAGGTACAAACCTGCGTGCTGGTGCAATAATTGTTAATGACAACTTTACAGAATTATATACAGCATTAGGTAATGGTTCATCAATTACTTTAACAGCAACGCCTACTGAATTAAATTTATTATCAGGAGTTACTGCAATTGCTACATCCAATAACTCAATTGTTTTTTCAAACAAAACTATTAGTGGTTCAAACAATACACTTTCAAACATTGGTAATTCTTCTTTAACAAATTCAAGTTTCGGTATTAGAGATGATTCTTCATCAGCAATAACAATTCCATTAGGCGGTACTTTAAAAATAAAAAGTAATGATGGTATAACAACTACTGTAAGTGGAAGTGATACTGTTGTAATTAATTTAGATGCAGGAGTTTTAACAGCATCATCTTCAAATATATTAACTAATAAAACATTAGCAGCTGCTAGTAATACAATAACAGGCCTAACAAATACAAATTTAAGTGGTTCTGCTGGAATTACAAACGCTAATATACAAAATGCTTTTATACAATTTTCTGATGAATCTTCAACCGTAAATTCAACAGCATTAGGTGGCAAATTAGAATTTTTAGCAGGCGAAGGAATTAACACTACAGTAGGTGCAAGTTCATTAACTATATCAGCTGAATTAGCAACTTCAACAAATGCAGGTGTTGCTACATTTAACACTGCAAGTTTTACAGTTTCAACTGGAGATGTTACAATTAAAAGTGCTGGAGT